GCACAGGAACGGCGCTGGCTTCCAGCAGCTCTTGCTCCAAGAAACAAATGCCCAGCAACGCGCCGGTCTTTTCGTGTCTCCGCTCCTCGTATCGCCAGGGAGGTAGCCATGCTGTACCACGCCGGCTACCAGCGAGGGGTGTCGGTGGGTTTCAGACCCTTGCGATACGAGGAGCGGAGACACGAAAAGACCGGCGCGTTGCTGGGCATTTGTTTCTTGGAGCAAGAGCTGCTGGAAGCCAGCGCCGTTCCTGTGCCAGCCAATCGTAACGCGCTCCTACGGGCGCTGGATGAGGCTCCCTGCGCCGCAGAGTATTTGCGCCGGGCCGTCCCCATGACCGCGACACAGGGTACAGGTACGGCGGCAATGGGGACGGCCCTAGAGGCGATATGGCCGGAGCTTTCGTCGCGCATAGATGACCTAAAAAAGCTGGCTGAAGAGCTCGCCGAGACTGCGGCCGCTGTGGAGAGCACCGGAAGTTCTGCCCATGTCGGGACAACGGTAGCGGAACTGCTAGCGGCCTTGAAATACGCTCACCCGTAGCATAATGAGGAAAAACAAAGTCTACACCAAGAGAATCCGCTTGGACGCATCGTCGAGGAGGTACGAATGACCATAGGAACGCAGGACCTGGAGTTGATCAAACGGGAAATGGCGGGTATCCGTGACTACTATCAATCGCGGATGAACGAGGAGCTGCCTCCCCTCAAAGAGGAGATAGGCCGCATCTCCGCCCAGCTGGGCCGGCTTCAAGAAAATTGGCGGGACGGGGAGAAGCGGGCCATCCTTTCCAAGTTCGGCGGAGGAGAGCGGCCCCGAGTCGCATATGGCAAATACAGCGGCTTGGACCTTTTGGACATGGCTTGCATCCGGAGCCTGCTGACCGCCCAACTGCGCGAGCCTTCGGGCCTCAATCCCCGGATGCTGGAAGATTGGCAGGTCAACCTTAAAGCCGCTATGGATTCGACGACGGGGGGCACCGGCGACGAGTTGGTGGACACTCAGGAGGCCCGAGCCCTCTGGGACGATGTGAACCTGGAAACAGCCATCGCCCCCTTGTTCAACACCATCCAGATGCCCAGCAACCCGTTTCAGATACCACTTCAAATGGGCGACGTGAACTGGTACCCGGGCACCGAGAACGTGGCCGGGAAGAGCACAGCATTGACCACCGCCCGCCAGACCCTCACCGCCTATGAGCTGGTGGCGGAGGTGCCCTGGTCCTACGACCTGGACGAGGACGCGGTCATAGCCATGATGGAGGAGCTGCGCCGGAGCCTTATGCGCAACGCGCGGGAGGTTATCGACGATGTGCTTCTCAACGGCGACACCGCCACCACCGACAACATCAATGCCGACGGCGCCACCATCGCCGCCACCGACGCTGGCAAGGGACAATGGCTCCTCGGCTTCGATGGAATAATCAAGCTGCCTCTGGTAGATAACACCGGGCAAGCGGTTGCCCACAACGGCGCCGTCTCCGACGACATGTTTAACGAAATCCGGGCCAAGCTGGGCAAGTACGGCGTCCGCCCCTCAGAAACCGTCTACGTCTGCGATATCAACACTTTCATCCGGTCCCTGAGCGTGGCCAATTTTAGGACGCTGGACAAGTTCGGTCCCCAAGCCACGGTATTGACCGGACAGCTCGGGGCCGTTGAAGGCATTCCCGTCATCGTCTCCGAACAAATCAAGCTGGCCGCCGCCGACGGCAAGGTTACCGACGGCACCGCCGGCACCACCGGCCGGCTGCTAATCTTCAACCGCAACCAGTGGCGCGTCGGCTTCAAGCGAGAGCTTACCATCGAGACCGTCCGCGACCCCCAGAAGCGGCAGAATGTCATGGTTTTGAGCTTCCGCATCGCCTTGCAGGAACGCAGCGGAACCCGGTCCACGGCGACTCACACCGCCTTGCAGTACAACATCACCGGAGTCTAAACCCGACTGATATGTAGGCTGGGACCGGCCTCAGCCCAGCGAAACACACGGTGGGAAGGGTAAGCCGGATAACCCCAGGCCCACCAAAAACAAAGCAGGAGCGACAATCATGCCACGAACAGGAAGTATCGACCCCAAAGACCCCATCGCCGAGATAGTCCAGACCATCTTCGGCGGCGTGGGCGTGCCCTCTGGCGTCAAGTTCTCAATGCCCGTCATCATAGTCGAAGACCTGGCCGCCGACGCCAACGTGCACAGCGTACAGAACCCCTTCGACTGTGACTGCCTCGTTGGCTGCGTCGTCAACGTCACGACCCTGGACGCCACCGAGACCATGGACGTCGGGGTAGACTCGGATGGCACGAGCACTAATAACACCCTGCTCGACGGCCTCGATGTCGGCGCGGCTACCGGCGTATTCTGTTCATTCTCCGACGCCGACACGGGAACAAACGGTATCCCCTTCATCCTCCTTAACAAAAAAGGCGGCGCCAACGACTACTTGGTTTTCACGGCAACCGCCGGCACCGACACCCTGGCCGGCCAGATCATCTTCATCCTGATCCCGATCAACGAATAAACCGGCCCCCAGGCTCGTTTCGAGCCTGGGCTGACCCACACAAACACGAGCATTGCGGGAGCAAAATGGGATATACCGAAGGAGCACACGACAGCCCGGCCGACACCAGGGACCGCCTGGTGCGGATCGGCTCCAAGTACCAAGCCACCGCGCCCACAGTAGCCGATGGGGACAACGCTTATCTGCTTTTGGACGCCGCCGGCAGGGTCTTGATTTCCGGCGCGGCGGCCCATGATGCCGCGGCGGTTGGGAACCCGGTGCGCATCGGCGGCGTTTACCGGACTACGATACCGGCAGTAGCGGCGGGCGACATCGCCGACCTGCTGGTCGACGCCGCCGGCCGCTTGAAACTGGCCTTCACCCCCGACACATTCAAGGTTATCGACGCCGTGGCTGTCACTGCCGGCACCCCGGCGACAGTCTGGACCCCGGCATCGGGAAAAAAAGTAAGGCTGCTGGGCTGGGTGCTATCCAGCTCAGCCGCCGCCGCTCTTGAATTCCAAGACAGCGGCTCGGCGGGCACGGTCCGCCTGCAAACACCTTTACTGGCTGCTGCGGGGGTGCATAACTCGCCACCACTTGGCGAAGGCTACCTCCTGGCAGCAGCCGACAACACGTTGGACCTAGACGTCACGGCCAACGCCACAGTTTCGGGTATGGTCTTCGGCGTCGAAGAGTAATCCCTTGATCACAGGGGAATACTTGGCTCTTCTCCTTCCTTAAAGGGGACACAGGGGGATTTAGGTGGTTATTTCGGGAACTATTAAAGTGACTGCGGTCGGTACCCGGGTGCAGGCCGCCCACAAAGGGAATTTCAAGACAGTGGTCTTCAAGGCCCGTTCCGACAACACTGGAGACGTTTATTTGGGCGGCGACGACGTGTCCTCCACCGACGGCATGACGTTGACTCCCGGTGAGTCCATTCAGCTTCAGCTCGTCAATCCCGTGTCGACGTCCCAATTCTGGGCCGACGCTGCTAACAACAACGACCAGGTAGACTTCATCGGGAGCCTGTAATGGTCCAGCCTCAAGAAACCCACCGGCCAGCCTTGCGCTCGGTCTTGGAGGCCTACGTCACCGTTACCGCCGCCACCTACACCGCCAAGGCTGGCGACCGGGTCATCGGCGTCAATCGGGCGGGTGCCGTCACGGTAACCCTGCCCTCCGCCGAAGTCCGCAAAGGCCGCACCTACACCATAAAAGATGAGTCCGGCGCCGCCGCCACCAACAACATCACCGTGGCCACCGAAGGCTCGGAAACCATCGACGGCTCCGCTACCGACGTAATCTCCGACAACTACGGCGCCAAGACCTACTACTCCGACGGCACCAACTGGTTTGAAGTCCCACTCCTGAGCGCGCCATCCCACACCCTGGACTCCCACAGCGGCACCCTACAGCACGAGAAGGGCGGCCTGGAAGCCGACGTGTCCGCCATAACCACAGGCGGCATCTTCCGGGGCTCCGGAGCCGGTGCGGTAGGCATCCTGGCCGACTTCCTGACCGCTGGCGACAAGATCAAGCACGAAATGGGTGGCCTCGAGTCAGACGTCTCCGCCGGCGACGGCTATGTGGAGGTAAAAAGCGGAGCCACCACTGTACGCAAATCAAACCTGGCCGCCAGCGCCGCCCCAGGAACCGGAGACGACTCAGGGTCAGGATACTCCGTGGGCTCCATCTGGATCGACACCACCGCCGACAAAGCCTACGTCTGCCTGGATGCCAGCGCCAGCGCCGCCGTCTGGACCGAGATCACTCAATCGGGCGGTGGCGGCAGCGGATGGGACAAAGCAGCACGGGCCTTCAACAACGCCGATATCAGTATTGCCAATGCCACCAATGTAGACTTGACCTTCAATTCGGAACACTTCGACACCGATGCCATCCACCAAACTGCTGCCACTCCTGACCCTCCCGGTAACGGACGTCTTACCTGCAAGACTGCCGGAGTGTATATAATTACTGCCCATATCTATTGGAACACCAATTCCACCGGAACGCGCTACCACAAGATAAAGCTGAATAATGGCACTGTCATCGCATCACAGATTATCCCAGCGGGCGCCGACGAGGCCAGATTCTCTCTTTCTACTATCTATAAGTTGGCCGTCAACGACTATGTGGAAGTACAGGTCAGACAAAACAGCGGTGGCTCTCTAAACTGCTTGCAGTCTAGCGATGATGATGGCCTGGAATTCGGAATGGCCAAAATAGGAACCGGGTAGCCATGAAGACGATCAGAGTCACCCAACCCAACAACCTGAGCCTGCTGCACGACGAAATTCTGGCCGCCATCCCGGAATGCCGCCCTCACTTTGATGAGAACGGAGAGCAAGTACCTACCATCCGCGTTGAAGGCGTGGGCGATGATATCCGTATAGAAGTCCCCGACACCGTCAACATTGACCAAGTCGCCGCAGTAATTCAGGCCCACGACCCAACCAAATCACAGCCGGACTCACGGAGAGATCGCCTGGCGCGCATCGCCGAGATTAACTCAATCCCGCGCTCTGAATGGACCGCCGCCCAGATGCGGGAGCTGATCAGTCTCATAGCTCAGGAGCTCACCGCATGACGTCCGCCACCAGATTCAAATTAGACAAAGCCTTCGCCGCGGTCGCTGGAGTCACCATCGTCGCTATAGCCAGCCTGGAAGGTTACGCCCTCAGCCAGGGCGTCGACGGCACCGCCCTGACCGCGTCCCTGGCGGCGATCGCGGGTTTGGGTGGAGCCAGCATAGGCCGGATGTTCAAATGACCAGCCGCCGCAGTCACAACAGAAGCCATACAGTGAGCGTTAAACGCAAGCCATACGTAGCCCTGGTGAATGCTCACGACTCCAATACGTCAAACACTAGGGAGACCCTGGTGACGCCCTCTAAAGGGCGGCGGATCCGTGTCCTCAGGACACGGGTAATCCAGGAACAAGCCGACGGTCGCCATCTCTGGGAACTGTACTTTGGCACCGGTGCCGACGTGACGGTCAACCCGGAGAAAGCCGTGGATATTTTGGACGTCCCGAACTTAGGAGAAGTCAGCACCAGGACTTTTCTTAGGGATCAAGGCCCCCGCGGCCTGAGGGACGAAGTGCTAAGCGGGCGCTGGCTGGGCACCGCCCCCACCACCGTGCATAAGATCATGGTCGAGTACACCGAGGAGTCGTAGAGCCGTGCCCAGCTTGCATATTCGCCGCAAGGTCCGCCGGGCCTATAGGGCCCTCCTCCGTCGTCGGCAATACCATCTCAGGATTAAGGTGGTGGATGCCAGCACCGACATAGACCGGCAGACTATCTTGTCGCCCTCTCCCGGGCGCCGCATCCGTTTTGTCCGGGCCAAGGTGCTCCAGGATTCCAGCGACGGACGCCACCTGTGGGAGTTGTTCTTCGGCGGGGCCGGCAACATCATCACCGCGCCCAACCGGGCCATCGACATCCTCGCCGTTCCCGATGTCGGCAGCGCGGCCACTCGGACCTTTCGAAAGGACCAAGGTCCCCTTGGCACGCGGGGTGAGGTCCTAAGCGGGCGTTGGCGGGGCACGGCGCCCACCACTGTTCATAAAATTGTTGTCGAATATACGGAGGAATCCTAATGCCAGCGCCGGGTAACGAAAACAAATCCCTTCCCCTTTCAACGGGGAAGGTTAGGATGGGGTAAATGGCCCGTGAAGCCTACCGGTCTCTTTACGGAGACCTGACAAAGCTCAAAGACGATACCCTGCTCAAGGACCCGGCTGCGGGGACTGGTGATGACGATGAGATGTTCCAGCTCCTCTTGACCGTCTCCGACTGGGTCGACAATTTCTGTAACCGCCATTTCTATCCTCGTACTCAAACGCTGGAATTCGACGGAAACGGTGCCAGCAGGTTGTTGATCCCCGACCTGGTCTCCCTTAGCTCCCTCAAAGAGGACACCACCGACGACAAAACTTTTAACGAGACCTGGGCGGCCAATGACTACTGGTTGGAGCCCTATAACGCCGAGCCTACCCAGCACTGGGGCCAACCCTACACCACCATTAGGGTCCGGCTACACGGCACCAAGGACAATTTCAGCGCCGGGGAGCAGCATTTTCAGGTCGTAGGTACCTGGGGCTATCGGGAGTACAAAGAGGACAGCGGCACGGACTTGAATGACGCGTCCATGACCACCACTAAGACCACGGTGGCCGTGGACGATGGAACCCAGTTCGCCACCGGCCAATCCATCATTATCGGCACCGAGCAGATGCTCATCACTAACATCTCCACCAACAATCTGACCGTGACTCGGGCTCTCAATGGTACTTCCGCCGCCGCTCATGCGGACAATTCTGACGTCCACATTCTGCGCTGGCCCGCCTCGGTCGAGCGGGCCGCCCTCATCCAGGCCGCTCGTATCTGGACTCGTGCGGCCGACTTCGAGCCGTTTTTCGTCGATGCCGACATCGATACCGATGTGCAGTTGCTGCTGGAGCCGTTCCGTAAGCTGGGCGTGTGAGATTGATTTCGAGAAAGGGCACGACTGACGTTATTTGGTTAACCTCTCGCATGCCCGTTTCGTAGGCTAATCTCGCCAAGATGGACTAACCCCATGGTGCGTAGGCCGCTGGCACATTGACGAACTAATACCAATTCTGTTTGAAACCGTCGCATTAGCTCCCTTCGACCGGCTCAGGGCGAACGGAAGACCTTTTCCCCGTTCGTGGTGAGCCTGTCGAACCACAGATTATGCACGCTGCTCATAAACAGAATTGGTATAATGTAACCGGCGGCCTGGTTCTACTGGCAGTCAAACATAGTCACGTATCCGTTATCAGGGAACCCAAGAC